TTATAAGATGGGACATCAGCTGTAGGTAAAGGGATGGATATTGTTTCTATTGTATACGCATCAGGTAATGCTATAGTGGGTAGATCCATTAAATTAACCAAGTAACTATTACGTATCGAGTGCCTTTTGTTATCTTACTAACTTGATGTGGATACATAAAGTTTGATGGAAAGACTACTACTGAACCCTTAGTGGGTTTTATTTTAAAAGTATTATCCCAGAATCCTAGCTCACCTCCCTCAAAATCATTGTTGAGTAAGATAGAGCATGATAAAGCTGGTTGCCCAGATCCATGATATTTTAACAAATCTTCTGGTGTTAAATTCATATCAAGAATCGCATTTATTATATTCTGATCTGCAACTGGTCTAAAAATATCTACGTGTTGTTTGTAATAATGACCAGTCTTATATTTTAAAAGTTGAAATCCAGTATCATTTTGTACATAAAAATACTTAAAAGGTTCTCTATACTTAGTAATTACGTTTTGTATACCATTACGTATTTGATTAAGTAATATCTGACGAATATAACTATTATTACTGTTTGGTAAACTTAGAGATATCTCATCAACATGTCGAAGATGCGGACTTACTTTATCACCAACAGCTGCTGGTATGTATTCAGTATCTGCATATTCTTCGACTATTTCATCACATAATTGTTCAGAATAAATATTATCGTAAACTCTGACAAAATCTTGAATGTATTGATTTACTGGCATAGTTGATGATCCCAAGGATTAAGTAATAACGATACTCGTTTACCTTTATAAGGATTAACCCTATGAAATATGGCAGGTGGGAAGATAACTAATCTATGAGTTTTAGGCTTAATTACTAAACCACTTTCAAGTATAAGTTCTCCACCTTCAAGGTCAGATACTTCTAGGTAATAAACAAGTGAGCATAAAGGAAAACTTAACTCACCTGTTTTTATGATTAAATTTTCGTCTTTATCTTGATGTCGATCTAGTTTATTTCCGTTAGTCCATAATTCATAACCGACAATAGTAGATAAATCATAGTATTTTTCAGCTATATTTAATAATGAACTACAAAACTCTTTATATGTATGTTCTTGGTCTAAATCAAACCAATTAATAGAGTCTAGTTTTTCTGGATATTTATGTGATGGTAGTATATCATCTAAAATTATAGTAACCATTTTACATCTACCTGTGAATCTCCATTACCTATAACTCCAGTTGGATGTAAGTTAAAGGCTAGTGAATGTCTAGTTACATCATGTTGTTGTTTATCCATATGATGTGTTATGAAAAACGGAAACACTATTAGTAATCCTGTTTTTGGGTAAACTTGATAGTCACTAAATAATCCAGTACTACCTGTTGGTGGCTGTTCAAAATTATCTATTTTATTTGTAGGATTAATTAACCACAATGGGTTAGTATTTGTATAATCTTCTCCATAATAAAGAACTCCACTAAACTGGCAATTTTTATGATAATGTGCAGTTATTGATTCTCCTTTACATACTTTTGTTAACCAAGAAGTTGTAATTGTATAATTTTTAGTTAATCCTATAGTCTTAATATACTCAAGAGAAGTATCTAACAACTTCTGTTTAAGTGTAGGATAAGTTTCTAAAATACGATAGTCTTGTGTATATATACCATCTTGACTATAATTGTATAGAAATCTTGTATCTTTTCTTAACTCAGAGAAGTCATAGTCTATCTCAGTAGATAATATTGGAATAGAAAAAGGGCAGAAAATACTCATTACTGTGCAGCTATATGATTTATATATTCTTCTGTTAAAACAAATAACCAGTTACCATCAATGGTTTCTGTTTTATCTTTTATTGTTTGTTGAAAAGGATTCAGCTCACTTGGGTCATACGATTGCATATCGGCTAGTGTCCAAGGATGAAATTCGTCTGACACTAGGACTTTTTTAGCAATTAGACTATCTATTATTGTTTTTGCTTGAGCTTTCGTATATCCTAGATCTAAAACATCTTGCACAATAAAAGATATGCCTTCTTCATTACAAGGCATCTTAGGATAGTCTCCAGATGCAAAATATTTAAAAAGATCTATATTTTCCCAACCTTTCTTTGGGTCAGTAAATAGCGAATAATCAACAGAGCCACATTGGGCTACTTTTGCTTCATCAGCTGTTAGGGTATATGTCATGGCGCAGTACCTTGTAAAGTTCCAGATGGTGTGTTAGAAAGACTGATACCACTAGCTAGTTCTATGTATTTACCAGCAGCACCGCCACCACCAGTTGCGTTAGCAGAACTGTTACCAGCAGAACCAAAACCACCACCGTCTCCGCCAGCTTCACCGGCTTGACCATCAAAGTAGTTTTTATTAGAATCACCAGCAGCTTGTGCATCACAGGCGGCACGGATTGCAGTACCTTGATAGCCTTTTGCTGCCCAGTTAGTACCACCACTTTCTCTAGGTGATCCACCAGAACCAGATTGTCCACTGGTTGCTGCTACGTTATATCCTTGTCCGTTTCCGCCATCGCCACCAGCACCACCAGCACCGGGGTGACAGTAATATCCTGACCAAGAACCAGAAGTAACTGCGAACATACCGTTAGTAGTTAAACCACCGTCGTCTCCGGCATCGCCGCCATCTCCGCCGCCGCCTCCGCCACGGATAGTTCCTGTGTTAGTAATTTTTACGCCATTACTAGCTATATAAATTGCAGATCCTCCGTCAGTACCGGCTGAACCAGTCGCAGGAGTTTGACCTTTAGGTGTACCGGCAGCTTTAGCACCTCCAGTACCTCCAAACCCAGAAATAGTACCAAGGTTTTTAATTTCTAAAGTACCACCCATACCAGCTGGAACAGTTAGTGCTCTATTACTTGTACTGCCTGTTGCACCTATTTCATGTCCACTAGAAATAATAATACGTTTAGCAACAGTATCAGCATAATCACTACCAAATATAGTAGATGCGTCTAGGTTTGTATCTCCATCACTAACTGTATGTTCTATAACTTTCGCACCTAGACCTAGAAACATTTGTTGCATTAGCTTAACCCCGAACCTGATATGTAACTTTGTGATGCTGCTGAGAACCAAATTGTACACATTCCTCTACCAGCCAAAGTTCTATTACCTGACGTAGCGTCAGCAGTGTTATACATAGTCATACCAGAACCTTGAGTAATCGTCTGGTTTGAACCACTGTCGTTAACGATTGATACTGCATCACCAGCAGAAAATACTGAGTTATTA